AGTTGTAAGAAAGCACCGATAATGGTGGAGAGATGGATTGATGATTACTTTAAACCAAAAGACTACTATGGTTGGGTATGTTTAAAATGGGAGGAACACCTTAGATTGTTGTATGAAGACAATACATATCTGAACAGGGTGCGGCGTGATAAAAAAAATGACTAAGTATAAAGCTATAAGAACAGAAGTTGATGGGATTACATTTGCAAGTCGTAGAGAAGCAAACAGATACAAAGAATTAAAGTTTCTACGAAGCGAATACAGAATTAGTGATTTAGTATTACAACCTAAATTTCCTGTTGAGGTTTGCGGTAAGAAGATATGTACATACGTAGCAGATTTTATGTACTATGAAAATGGTAACCAAATAATTGAAGACGTGAAGGGTGTAAAGACACCTGTGTATCGGATCAAAAAGAAACTAGTAGAAGCTATTTATAACATAACAATAAAGGAGGTATGATGGCTATCAATTTAGTAAACCCAGAACATTATAAACAAGAAGGTCAAGAGTGTATAGATTACATTAGGGATAGACTTGGTTATGCAGGATTTAAATCCTACCTTTTAGGTCAAGTATACAAATACACGTACCGAGTAAATTATAAATACGAGAAGCTTGATGGTTTAGAAAAGAGAGAGGGAATCAGAACTGACCTACAAAAAGCACAATGGTATTTATGTAGATACATTAAAATTATGGACTATGAAATTTCAGAGGTCAAAAGATTAGAAGCCAAGGAAGAAGAAGATGGGGACAAACCGAGTGATAGTGAGTAGACAAAGTGAAACCTATCGTCTTTTAGCGGCAGAAGCTACTGAACATTTCAATATGTGTATTCAAGAAGGTATGAGTTTAAAAGAAATAAAAGCTTTGTACATTGATGACTATGGACATCATAGCTTGACATATGGAAATGTATTAAATGCACTCATTCGTGAACATCTAGCATCATATAGACGCTTGGCGGAGAAAAAGTCTTTACAAATGGAATATTAGTATGACAAATGTACTTATGGCAAAAGATTACGAAGATAAAAGAAAGAAGAAAATATTAGACAACGGAAAGAACAATGTCCAATCAGTATTCGCAACAGGACCATTTACTGTTTTACCAAGACGAGCGTTTAATGATAAACGAATTGCACAATATCCTGTTACATTAATTATACTTGGAACACTTTGTACTTGTGCAAACAATTTCACAGGAGTTTGTTTTCCAACATATCAATACATTGTAAATGCAACAGGTAAAACACTACCAACAATTTCTATTGCCATAAATAGATTAATTGATTGGGGATACATAAAAAGACTACGTAAAGGTTCACCATTGTATAAGAATGTAAAGCATAAAAGTAGCATCTATAGAATATTATATGACCCTTCTGCAAGTGATGAGGAAGTAAGATCAAGAGCACTTTCTAACGATCCAGAACTGCAAATGCGGGAGGAAGCACAAACAATAGATAAACTTGAGGAAAACACAGAAAAAAGCCAAACATTTTCGTCTGACACTAAAAGAGATTTTAGTCTTACACTAAATAAAACTAGACTAATAGAACTAGACTCAGATAATATACTACTATATACAAATAAGAAAGAACAGAAGATGACAGAGATAGAAATGATGACAGAGTTCAAGCAAATCCATAGAGAAGTATTTCAATCAGAATTTAAACCAGCAAGAAAAGATTGGGAACAAATAAACTTGTTATTAGAACTAGGTATACCAGACCACATTCTATTAGCTACAATAAAAAGGAATTTGTACAGAGCAAAGAAGCCACCAACATATCCATTAGCTTGGATACTGCATATAATGAGTGAGAATCCAGATACACCACAATCAATAATCAAACACATTGCTAAACTATTGAAGAGGACGAAGAGGAACTATGATTAATTATACAAAACACAATCGTCCGTTTATGATTTGCAAACCACAGAACGACTATGATACCGCTAACCAAAAAAAAAGCACCCAATGTCAAAAGGCATACCATAGGGGGAGGGGGGTCGTGTACGTATATGGGGGTGTGACAAAAATATTTTTTAACTTTCAACAAGGAGTGATTTATGAGTAAAGAATATTTCAATGTCGTTTGTCCTAGAAATGGGAAAGATGGCAAGACAGAATGGCATAGGGTAGGTGTTGCTTTTAGAAATGACGCTAAACCAGATATACCATTCAATATAATACTTAGTAGTACGCCAATACCAGATATAAACGAAAAAGGTAAATTGGAATGTAGACTAATGATTATGAAACCAAAAGACTATCAAGGTAGTAATAATAACCAACAGGCATCTCCGCCACCACAAAATAATAATATGGGTGGTAATATGATAGATGACGATATTACATTCTAATGACTAAAAGAGTTCTTCCTAGATTAGATAACTTTGCATCTATGCGAGAAATTAAGCGTAAGATAAAAGGTAGTGATGTCATTTATAAAAACAGAGATGCACTTGCACAGGAACTTATTAACATAGGTACTGCAAACATAACTGATGTTGTAACGTGGGAAAACGACCAAGCAAAAGTTAAAGATGTGAAGGACATACCAGAACACACTTTGTCTGCTATAAAAAGGATCAGAATACTTAAAGATGGTACTCTGGACATTGAGATGGTGGACAAGGTTCGTGTTTTACAAATGTTAGCAAAATCTGCGGGATTACTTGATGGGGAACAAGATGCAGATAAACCGGCAGTTATTGATATAAAAATGGTCGGTCCAAGCAAGGAGGGTAAAGATGAATAATCCAGAACAAGACACATTGTTTGATATACCAACAGATATTGAACAACATTGGAAACAAATGCCAGAATATAATAACGAAGAGATAGAAGGTAACGTGGAAATTTAAATTTAGAAACAAAGATGATTACGAAGACTTTAAAGCAAAAGTAAAAGATTATTTGTATAATGGTGAGAAATGTATTGACGGACAACAATCAGATAAAGAAAAACAATCGTGGTATCCGCTAATAGAAAAATCTTCTAACTATGCTTACTATGGCAATAAGCACCCAAGGTTTCCTGTTTACATTGTTAGTAAAGGTAGATTTACAAATAATCCTACATCTAAAACTTTAGACAGAATGAATGTAAATTATTATGTGATTGTTGAGAAAGATGAGTATGATGATTATAAAAAAATTATAGACAAAGAGAAACTACTTATTTTACCACAAAAATATAAAAAAAACTATGATACGTTTTGGAAAGATGATGACCCTAGAACAGGACCGGGACCGGCTCGTAATTTTGCTTGGGAACATTCTATAGAACAAGGATTTGATTACCATTGGGTACTTGACGATAATATTGAATCGTTTGAAAGATTTAACAACAATAAAAAAGTACAATGTCTTAGCGGGGATCCGTTTTACATTTTAGAAGATTTTGTTTTACGATATACCAATATTGTTATTAGTGGTTTTGCTTATGCTAATTTTTTACATTGGCACGAATATAGACCACCAATAAAATTTAATACAAGAATATACAGTTGTTTACTTATACAAAATAAATTACCACTAAGATGGCGAGGTAGGTATAATGAAGATACTGACATTTGTATTAAAGCAATGAAGATGGGATTATGTACTGTGCAAACTAATATTTTTTTACAAGGCAAAATGTCTACACAAAAACTTGGCGGTGGTAACACTAAAGAATTTTATGACAATGAAGGCACAAAAAAGAAATCACAAATGCTTGAAGAAATGCACCCAGATGTTTGTAAAGTAACTTGGAAGTTTAATAGATGGCATCACCATTGTAACTATAAAATATTTGCAGACAATAAACCTATTTTAAAATCCAAAATCTATGCAACAACTCCAGACAATATGGTGTTAAAGAAAATTAAATAATGGATATACCAGCTTTAAAACTAGATTTTTCTAAATCACCGACTATTTGGCAATTTTTAAATTCACAAAATTTTGTCCGCGGCATCATTGGTCCTGTTGGTTCTGGCAAATCATACTGTTGTGCCGCAGAAATTTTTAGACGAGCAGTTCAACAAAAGCCAAGTAAAAGAGATGGTATTAAGTATTCTCGGTTTGTTGTGGTAAGAAACAGTTATCCTATGTTAAAAACAACAACATTAAAAACGTGGGTTGAGTTGTTTCCAGAACACATTTATGGAGCTATAAGGCATAGTCCACCAATAACACATCACATAAAACTGCCAAGTCGTGAAGGTGCCAGCGGTATAGACTGCGAGGTGATCTTCCTGGCTCTAGACCAGCCCAAAGACGTTCGTAAGCTTTTATCCCTTGAGGTCACAGGTGCTTGGATTAATGAAGCTAGAGAGTTGCCAAAGTCAATTCTTGATGGTTTAACCCACAGGGTGGGCAGGTATCCTGTTAAAGATGATGGTGGACCGGGACACAGATTTATTATTTTAGATAGCAACCCTTGTGATGATGATCATTGGTTATACAGAGTATCAGAGCAAAATCCTGTAAAAGGTAGATTTGCTTGGAAATTTTTTAAACAACCGCCCGGTGTATTTGAAGCGAAAGACATACCAGAAAAGAATCCAGAAGCACAAGGTTACGTTTTTGCGGCTAACAAATGGTGGCAAACAAATCCCAAAGCAGAAAATTTAAATAATCTGCCGATTGGTTATTACGAGCAATTATTAGGATCAAAAAATTTAGATTGGATTAGATGCTATGCAGAAGGAAAATTTGTTTATGTAAAAGAAGGTAAAAGTGTTTGGGAAGAATATGATGACACCTTAATGGTTGATGATTTACAACCAGACCCAGACTTACCATTAATCATAGGTGTTGACTTTGGTTTGACACCGGCAGCCGCTATAGCCCAAAGAACAAGAAAAGGACAATGGAATGTCATACACGAAATTGTTACAGAGGATATGGGTCTAGAAAGATTTTGTTTGTTATTAAAACAAGAATTAAATTTATTGTTTCCAAATTATTCTTTGCAGATATATGGTGACCCGGCAGGTTTAAGCCGTGACCAAGTATATGAAACTACTGCATTTGACCATATGAAAACACACGGACTAATGGCAAAGCCTTGTGTATCTAATGAATGGAAAGTTAGACGAGAAGCTTTGGCAAGTCCAATGACCAGATTAGTAGATGGCAAACCAGCCTTTAGAGTGGATAGAAAATGTGTAAAAATTAGAAAATCATTAGCGGGCGGTTACCATTTTAAGAGAGTAGCAATCGGAGCAGGTCAAGAGCGTTTTAAGGACTCGCCAAACAAGAACCAGCATTCGCACATAGGTGATGCAATGGCGTATTGTGTTTTAGGTGGAGGTGAACACAAACGTATGACTAAAAATAAAAATTATATAGGACAACCTATAAAAGCAAAAATAGATTTTGATGTTTTCGGCTAACGAAATAAATAAAGCTATGAATATTGATGGTGTGTTCTATAAAGTTGTACCATTTCATAATACACATTTAAGGGTTATGGATTTTAGAGAACACGATTTGCAGATTATAAATAGTTTTGTTAATTACCACGAAATGACACAAAATTTAAATGGTAATGGATTATCGTTTACAGGTATAGCAAATGGTAAATTTGTTTGTTGTTTTGGATTAGTAAAAATATGGGACGGAGTTTATGAATGTTGGTTGTTACCTTCTAAAGAACAAGTTGTAAGACATAAATTTATATTTCATAAGTCAACTTTAAAATTTTTTAATTATGTTGCCAAACACTTAAACATACACAGATTACAGATGGTAGTTTTACAATCAAATATTTTAGCTTACAAATGGGCAAAAAGATGTTATTTTATTGAAGACGGATTATTAAAAAAGTATGGTCCAGATAAAAGTGACTATTTTTTGATGAGTCGTTTGTTTAACTTTAACCATAAGGAGTAAATATGGGTGGAATATTTAGTGCACCAAAAGCCCCGCCTCCCCCACCAGGTCCAAGCCAAGCAGAACTTGATGCGGTAAAGAGAAGGGAACAAATGGCAGACGAACAGAAAGCCAGAGAGTCAAGAGAGATTTCTGCAAGAAAAAGAGCAAGAAAAACTAATACAGGTTTGATGACGGCTTTTATATCTAGAAATCCAGAGGACGATCAACAACAAGAAACGCTTGGACCAAGCAGAAACCCAAGAGGTTAATGTGACCAAGAAGTATATTAGAAATCCAAAAAAAAGGAATAAAGATAATGCCAGAAGTAAAATACAAAACTAAGGGCGGTATGAAAACCAAACATTTTTCGTACACTAAAAAAGGTATGAAAGATGCAAAAGAGTTTGCAAAATTAAGTGGTGGCAATATGTCTTCTCGTCTTAATGATGTAAAAATGAAATACGCTAAGAAAAAAGGCTAATATGGGTTTACCAACTATAGCAAAAGAACCAGAAAAACCAAAAAAGGTTGAACCAAAAAAAGTAGAGTCTACTGCTACGGCTACATCTACAAAAAGACCTCAACCAAAAA